TTCGGGCCGCTTTAAAATAAACTCTTTAAAGGCTTTCGACGCGGTAGCCGTTGCAATCAATGCAGTACCAAAGGCCCGCATAAACTTAGCAACAGAACCCAGCAAGGCTTTGCCAAAGTCGTCGAAGCTAGTAATTTGCCCGCTCAGTATTCCGCCAATCATGTCACCGAATGCCTCAACCCCTTCGGCTGTCATGCTGTTAAAAGCGTTATTAATAGCGCCCGCTGCCTCTGTCATTCTCTGTTCGTAGTCGCTCATTATAGCAATCTGCTCGCCAGTGGCTTGCTTTAGGACTGGGGCATATTGTTGCATTGGGCCAGTGACTGCGGCAAAGGCTTCAATAGTTGGAGCGCCTGCACCAAACTGCGGAGTGCCTAATGTACGCGCAGCGGCTTGGTTTGTTTGTGCTGTTGTTAAACCTTCTACCGCCTTAGTCTGTTCTTTAATTGCAGTAGTGGCTTTAGTAACTGGCGTAAGGCTTAGGCCCTGCGCGTTACTCATGTTTATAATAGCGTCAATTTGCGACTGAATTTTAGCCGCGTTTTGTTCTGCTATTGTGCCTACATTCTTTTGGCTTTCTATAAACTTCTGCACTTGCGCAGGACTTGCCCCGCTGGCATAGAGTCTATTTATTTCGGCTTGCGTAGAAAGTTGGGCCTGCTGTTTTCCTAGTTCGTATTCCAGCATTTTGGCGCTGAGTTCCTGCAACTTGGCAAACGCAGCCTTGGCTTTGGCTTGCTTATAAATTTCGTTTGTTAAATTGGTAGTCGCAGTTTTTAACTCTTCGCTGCCGACCTTGTCTAGGTTTTGGTTAGCTAAAAAGTCTGGGTAAATTTTTTGTATTTCAGCAAGCGCATTTTTGCGCTCTACCATACTAGCGTTATGGTTATTAACTACGGCTAACAAACCGCTTACGCTCTTTACTTCCTCTTCAAAATTCTTTTGAGTTTCGCTATTTATTTCGTTAAATAACTTTTGCTGCTCTGCGGCTTTCTTTATTCTGTCTTGGTAGTTACCTACTGCTATAACAATAGCGGCTAATGCTGTGGCTGCTAATGCCCAAGGCGCTGCTGCCATTGCTAGGTTAAATGCCCTTTGCACTCCCGTGGCTGTGCCTACTGCGCTAGCGTAAGCCGTTTGTGCAGCAGTTAACACTGTGGTCCGCAAAGCAAGCAAGCCCTGCATGGCTGCGCTTTCCTCTTGTAGTAAGGTTTGAATTTCCTGCAAGCCAGTTACAACTGCCATAACTGCTTGGAGTTTAACCATTGTTTTGGTTAGGTTCTCACTCTCTACACCCATTAAAGCAGTGGCGCCTTCTACAACTGAATACGCCCCAGCGACCGCCTGCACTGTTCCTATAACAGCGTCTAGCCTTCTAGTGTCACTAGCAAAGTAGGACACCTCAGCGCGGGCGTCGCCTATGCTGTCTTTAATTCTACCCGCTTGCTTTATAATGTCATTAGCTACATTTTGAAACTCTGGCCCCAAGGCTCTAGCCTCCATGGCTAAGTTGGTTAACTGCCTAACAGTTCCAGCCGTTGGGTTCTTAGTTGAAATTGCAGCCAGTTTCTTTTCTATTTCGGTTGCAGCCTTTGCGGTCTCAGCACTCATTTTAGAGCCGCTCGACTGAATAGCCACAATAGCCTCTTGCAAACCTTTGCGCAGCTTCTCTATGTCTGCACCTATAACAATGTTTAACGACCTTGCCATTACCTAGTATAATTAATTATAAAGTCCTGAGAAACTTGGTAGACTCCAGCAAACCCTGCCTCGTCGTCGGTTAATTGTACCTCGCTGTCTAGTTCTATTGTCTGGCATTTAACGCCGTTAAAAGTTGCTGGCAATGTAGCAGCCTCAAACGCTGCCCTTACTTGCTCAGCGACCGCCGTAGCGCTTGCGAATGTAGTGCCAAAAGAATTAACCTGCACCCGTGCAAAGTCTGTACGGCTGTGGCTAGTATTCGTTGGGCTAGTAATTATGCTAACAAGGTTGTAACTTATTGCAGGAAATGCAGACTCTTGCGGAATGCGCAAGGGGTTTAAGCGTGTACTAACAAGAGCAGTAAGCCCCGCGTAGTTGCTAAGAATGTTATAGGCTATTTTTATAGGGGCGCTCATGCTTTGGCGTCTGGGGTTAACTTGTCAAAGACATGCGAATATAACTTAACTGCCTCCTCTATACTAATATAGTCGCGCTCCTCCCATGGAAAAGTTAACAAGCGTTTAGGCTCTATTGGTTTTTTCAGGTGCGGTGCCATAGAAGTAGCAACCGCCCAGCGCATAAGTTCCCACTGGTTCCTATACTCTTGAGTCTGCGCGGACCGCATGCCCTCAAGTTTTAACCGCCAAAAGTGGGGCGTGCATTTCCAAAACTCGGCCTCACTTAGTCCAAGTTCTCCATAACTGATGCGCTCAATTTTGCGCCAAGTAAGCGGGGCGCTGTCGCCCTTGGCTGTTACTTTCCCTCTGGCTCGTCGCTAGAAAAGAAGTCAGTAACCGCAGCAGTAAAAGCGTCAAGTGCAGGGGTTAACTCGGAAAACTTCCGAATAGCTGCGCCTAATTTGTCAACTGTTTTAAACGGTGTTTTTTCGCCCTTGGCTTCGTAGCCTTCAATAATTCCGTAAAATGCGCAGGCTAGTGCAAAGTCCATAGACTTGGCTAAATCCTTTTGCATGTTTAAGTCTGCAAAGTTTTCCATGCCAGCCAACTGCATTACATTTTTAAGGCTATTCATGTTAAACAAAAGGGGATGACTAGCACCCCCTATTTTAATTTCTGTGCTCATAGGCACAAATATAGTAAATTAATTAAGCAACTGTGCCAATAGTCAAAGCGCCAGTACCTTGCAAGGTTCCAGTAAAAGTAGCTTTGTCATTGTTAGGAGCGCTCAAAGACAAGCTGCTAAAGAATGCTGAGCCAGTCATTTTTTGGTCGCCCGTGCTGTTAGTAGTCATTACAACAGTTACAGAAGTACCAGCTAACAAGTCAGTTAAAAGGTCTTTAAAAGATTGGCCTTGCGTGCTTACGCTTGCGTCCTCTTCAAAAATTCCCTCTACATTTAAAGTGTAGCCGTACTCGCCAGCAATAAATTCTTTAGCGCCTGCGCTGTCTTTGTTAGTAACATCAATCATGTCTTTTGAGATGTCGATGCTGTGAGAAGTCGCGTTAGCGATTTTAGTTAATGTGCCTGCTACATCCTTATAGATGCTAATAAGCGTGCCGTTTACTAATCCAGTAGTTGCCATGGTTATTTATATATTAAGTTATTTTTCTTTGCTAAGTCGCGTAGTATTTTGTCTACGCCTTTAATAATTCCCTCAGTTACTTTGTTTTTATTTTGGTCTAGGGCTGGGCGCATAAATGGGCGAGGCGCTAGGCTCCCAGTATAGCGTCCGTTAGACTGGATGCGGGGAGCTGTGCCGTACTCCCACATTACACCCAAATAGTGATTATAGTAATTACTATTTAAACCTATTAACACTTTTTCCCTATTTTGTTTGTCTAGTTTTGTAATGAACATAATAGACTCCGCCATATTACCAGTGTCTTTAGGTGCTAAATTCTGGGCTGTGTCAATAATACATTGAGACTCTTTTTTTATAACATCTTGTAACTGTTTGCTTTTAACATCCACGCCAATGGCTTCTAGTGCAGCTATTACTTCTGCAAGCCCATCCATTTTAGTTTCGCGTTTGTTTGCCATTACAGTGTAACTTCGGTTTGTAGTTTCAAATATAGGTTGCGCTGTAAATTTGCTATGTTAACAATGTTATGAGCTATGCCGTCCTCTACTACTCTATGCTTAACGCTGACGCTGGTATTGTACCGAATAGTATAATTTACTATTTGCTTATGCTCTCTGCGGTCGGCGTTTACATTCTCATTACCAGACTGCGCCTCTACGCGCTCAGCCCATGCGGTAGCGTATTCGGTCCAAGTCTGCAACTTCTCCCCAGTGTTCGTGTCTATTGTCTCGGTGTAACTTTGTAGGCTCACCAGTACATCCATAGCCCCTGCATTCATTATACTAAAATTTGTATTTTATAAGGGTCCAACAAATAATGGAAGCCAAACTCTAGCGGGCTTTGTATAGTTCCAGTTACAATAGCCTGCCTATTGTCATAGTATTGAGCAATTAACAAAAGTGCCGCGTGCTTTATTGTCATTGGGAAAATAGTGTCAGGGTCTACGCTAGAAGTTCCAACTGGGTTAAACCCTTCTGTTAGTTCTACTATGTATTTAATCCCGTCGTCCGTTACCAATGTCGGCGCTGTTTCTATAAATATGTTACGGCTGTATAGGCCCATAGGCTCAGGGCTAGCAATCCAATCCGCAGGGTCGTAGGCTGTAATTGCGTTGCTGTCACTAATATAGAATACATTTGTTACAGACAAGCAGCGCGTGTTTAAACGCAAGTAGTTGCCGCTAGGTATATTGGTACCGTTAAGCGGGTTAACAAGCGCAGGCTGCCCTGTAAAGCCGTCGAAGCCATAACGAGCAGTCGCCTTACGAATAGAGTAGCCAAGGTAATTACTGCAAGCCTCCACGGCCATAGCAATAAGCCCGCCTATGTAGGAGTCGTCTGCGTTGCTTGTTACGCGCAGGTGCTGCTTAGTTTCTGCTAGTGTAATGTAGTCAGTAGCGGCGTTAGCGTAGGCGGTATAGTGGCGTGCAATAAACATTTTTTATTCGGCGTCTAGTTCGGTTTCTGGGTTCACTGTCTTAGCCTTTTTTACTGGCTTGCTAGGTGAAGTAAGCGCTGGAATTTCAATAGCTACGCCTGCCTCGATTAAAAGCATGGCTTGCTTGGTTTCCATAATTACCTCCTCGCCCGCGTTGTAGGAAAGGTTAAACTGCCCAGAAGGGTTAGCAATAAATTTAATTTTCATATTAGCCCAAGGGTGGCGCAGTCAAGGCCACCCCTAGCACTCGGTCTTTAATGACTCCGAGCAGTCAAGTTATTAGGCTACAATGTCCTTACAAACTGCGAAGGCAGTAGGCTGCAACAAGTTACAATCCAAGTAAGCGTTAAGCACTACATTGGTTAAGCCAGCAGTAGCGCCGCTATAAGGGTCTACTGTCAACTCCATACCACCCCAAGAGGCGATAGCCATTTTAGAGAAGTCTCCAAAAATCATAGCAGACAATGTGCTGCTCGAACCTTTAGACAAGTTAGAAGGCACCAAGGTAGAAGTAGAAACTGGGTAGCCGTTCAAGTCGAAGCCACCAGCAGGCCAAATAAAGTTACCTTCAACACCAGAAGACTGGCGAGGAATAGTCTGCAAAGCAGCTTTAACTTTAGGGTTAGTCAAGTAAGCAACACCCTCACCGTTAGCGTTTTCTACGGCTTTCATCAAGTTAACAACATCGGCCCAAACTGGAGCAATACCGTTAGCGTTGGTAGCGTTAGAAGTCGCGCCGCCTGCAAAAGTTACATTTACATTGGCGTTGGCAATAATACCAGTAGGCTCGTTAGAACCACCGCCCTTAATAGCAGCAGTTTCCAAAGACTGAGCCATAGCGTTAAGGAGCCAGTTTCTTACATAAGCGTCAATGCTGTTAGAAGACTGAAGCATCAACTGGTTAGAAACTTGAATGTAAGCGGCCAAACGCTTAGGGCTAAATGTGATTTTAGAGAAGGCAGGGCTCTTTTCAGTAGCAGAACCGTTCTCAGTATTCCATCCAGCAGAAGGCACAGTGCTAGCAGTTGGCATGTCCAAGTTACCTACCAAGCCAGACAACTGCTGCACACCCAAACCGCGCAAAACAGTTTTAGGCAACAATACATCAATAATAGAACCTACTGAGGTTTGAACATTCACGCCACCCTCAGAACCAGCAGAACCGCCAGTTACAGACATGTCGCGTTTGAAAACTTCGCTAGGCACTTTCATAGAGTGAGCAGAAACAGAAACACCAGAACGCTGGAACTCAGCAGCAGCCATAGAGTTGAACTCAGCCTCTACACCTTCGCGACGGCCAGTAATAGCCATTTCCATAGCACGCTTAAAGCTGTACTGTTCTTTCATGTTTTCCTTTTCCTTCTCTTCGCTACGGCTAGCAGAGTGGCCAGCAGCCTGAGCGGCCAAGTTTTGCAACTTTTCCAAGGTTTCTACCTCAGCCTTAATCGCACCCAAGCGGGCTTCGATTTCGGTCAAGCGGTTGGTTTCACTGTCAGCCATAGAGCGGGCTTCCTTCTCGATGGTGGTTTGCAAGGTAGACAACTCGCCGAGCAAGCGTCCACGCTCTTCTTTCAATGCTTTAATTTTATTCATGGTTTTTTTGTTTTTGTTTTATAAATTTTCGTAACGCAACAGCGCAAGTTTTAAAATGTCGGCTGCCGCTTGGCTTTGCTTGGCGCTTTCTATTTCGCGCTCTTCGTCTCTCATTGCTACAATGCTGCGGGCGTCGGCCTCAGTGTCAGCGTAAGCGGGGTAAGTAACTGGGCTAACATCGTAGAGGTCCTCTATAACAGTAATAGTTCTTTTGCCCATTGTGCCGTATTTTGTAGAGTCGCTCCACTTCTGCTCCTTAATGGTAAAAGCAAAACTGCTCTGCGTAATGTCGCCGCGCATAATGCTTCTAACTACTGACATGTGAGTAGGGTTCTCGTAGTCTGGCACCCATGTATACTCTAGGTTTCCGTCACCATTTACAAACACATTACAAGTGCCTGACAAAGTACGGCCTAGAATTAACTCGGCTTCATGGTTAAACAAACAGCGGATGTCGTATTCTTTGCTTAAGGCATAGTCAAACGCGCCGCGCTCTATAACCTCCTCAAAGTAACCGAGGTCAGTAACTGAGTTAATAACAGCAGCAATGCCGCCAATTTCTTTAGGCATGTTTTCGCCTTCGCTTCGTGCTATGACGGTGCCAGTAAATGTTCTGCGCTCTTGTTTCATTATATTACCTCGGTGTTATTAACTCCGTCTGGGTTATTGTTTTTGTCTGCGGTACTCATAAGCTGCGCTATTTTCGCATCCATGTAAGCGTTAATCTGGCTGCTTGGCATTAGGTTGCTTTCAATTAAATACTCGTCGCCGCCGTCGAAGCCGTTAGCGTCCTCAAACATGCGGGCTTCGTTTCTAGAGAGCCAGCCGCCGCGAATGCCTTTATTATAATAGTCTGCGCGCTCATTGGCGGAGGCCCTCAAAAGTGAATTAAAGTTAAATTTAAAATAGTAAGTTAACTTGTCGCTTTCGGTCAGCAACTTGCGGGCTAGTTCCTGCTCTATGTTAATAGCATAACTTGCCAAGGTGCGAGCGTAGAAGTCTTGGTACTCTTGCTCTACGCTAGACTTAATGCCGCCCGCTGCCCCAATCATGGAGGCAGGCACGCCAAAAATACGGGCTATTTCCTCTGCGCTAAATTTGCGAGTCTCTAAGTATTGAGCCTCCTCTGGGCTTAGGCTCAGCTTCTCCATTTTAATGCCGTTAGGCAAAACAGTAGAACGGCTGGCCCCGTCTATAACATCGTCTAGACTTTTCTTTAAAGGCACTGCCTGCTCTGGCTTTATTTGCGCGTCGCTTGTTAGCAAAAACTTAAGCACTCCGTTTTTATAAACGCCAGCGCTTTGGCTAATTGCTGCCAAGTCAATACCCAAAGTTTCAGCATGCACGACAATAGGCGACAAACCTACTAGCGGGTCGTCACCGCAAAGCCCTTTAAAATGCAGCATGTCAGTAGCAGGCACAATAGAAGGGAAGCCCTTAAGGTTTATTTTGTAAAATAGTTGCCCGTCCTGCATTACTGGTGTAACATAGTCAGGGGCAATAGGGTGTAACTCTACGCCAATAAAACGAGCGTCTCGGTTAATAAAAGCGTAAGCATTACCTTTAAGGGCCAAGTGGCTTACCATGTACTTAGTAAAGTCGTATTTCGTTTGGTAAGGGTTAGGCTCGTTAATTAATGCCGTGCTGTAATGTATTACAATCTGGTCGCGGTTAGTGCCGTCGTCTTTGTATAGTTTCAAAGTGAGGCCTGCTATACCGTCTGCAATTACTCTAACGCAAGCATGCACCGAGGCTATGCTTAACGCTGTGCGGTCGTTTACCGCTTGGCCGCTTTTAGTCTGGTAGCCAAAAACATTGTTTAAGGTATTAATAAACCAGTCAGCAGGCTGAGACAAGCCAGAGCGCTTTTCTTTTCGGGGCTGCCAAAACTTTAAATTCATTGGGCGCAAATTACAACCGCGTTAAATTTTTTGCGTTAACATTTGTTACGGCCTTGCGCAAGCCAGCGTGAAAGTGCCGCCCTAAAAACATCATAAGACTTGTAACGCTTTACGCCAAACTTGGCAAAATACTTTTGCTCTGTTGCGTTGTAGGCGTCCTCGTATGTCTTGTACTTGGGCAGGTTGTTATAGTATTCCTGCATGTAGTCGTCTAAAAATTTCATATGCTTAAAAACCAAAATTCGCTGTTTTGCTCTTTGGCTGCGTCCTGCATGCAAGTGCCCAAGGCCATAACTATACTCACTGGCCCGTCGACTTTGTCGCCGCTCTTGGCCTTATTTATTTTAATGTTACCCGCTGGGTCCTGAGTTAACAATATATTGCCCATCATCCAGCGCGTCACTGGGTTGCCAGCGTGCCTTAGCATTTTGTCTTTAACAAGTCGCTCTAGCTCTTTAGTCGGTGCCGACATACTAACAAAGCCCTGCCCAAAAGGAAACATTTGCAGCCCTTCATTTTGTAACTCAATAACTAACTGCGAGGCGTTGAAGCGGTCAAACGCTACATCCTTAATGTCGAATTTTGTGGCAAGTTCACAAATTTTGGCCTTAATAAAAGCGTAGTCCGTTACATTGCCCTCCGTCAATTCTATAAAGCCGTCGGCTGCCCATTGGCGAATAGAAGCGCCCGCAGCGTCCTTACGCTTAAAGGCGGTTTCACTTGGTAGCCAGTACCATGTTCTCACAGCGTAAAGGCTTGGGAAGTATAACGAGAATGCGCAAAAGTCGCCCGTGCTTGCCAAGTCTAAACCTCCGTAGCAAAGCTCGCCCTCTAGCTCGTCGTCGCCGTCGCATAGTTTCCAGAGGCTGTCACTAATCCAAGTCTGGGCCGTGTCGGTCCAAACATTAAGCAGCTTAGTTTTGAACTCTACCTCCTTATGCACAAATTCTTTAGCCTCTGTTAACGCCTGCTCTAATTGCCTAGGGTAAACGCTTATGCCCCAGTTAGGGTTAGCCTTTGCCCATACTGCTGGGTCGGTCCAGTCGTCGCCTTCGTCTAATGTATATATAACAGAAAAAAGGGCGTCGTCCTTTATAGCCCCGTTTAAAACATTTGCACAATACTGCCGATGCTTATAGCAGGGTGCCTCACGATTAAAGCCCGCTGTTGTAATTGTAAAAAGCAAAGGCTGCCGCCTTGCACCCATAGAGTTACGAATTACATTATACAGCTCGTCGTTAGGGTGCGCGTGGTATTCGTCAATGCAAGCAAAGTGTGTATTAAGTCCGTCCTGCTTGTTTGGGTTCCACTCAAGTGGCTTATATAAACTTTGGCCGTAAACTATGCGGCGGTTATTAACAGAGTTGTTAACAGTTAACTCCTCGTGAAGCCATGGCAAGTTTTGGCACACTCGCACCGACTCACCGAATACCATCATAGCTTGGTCCAACTTAGTGGCCGCGCTGTAAACCTGCGCCGCTGGCTCGTCGTCTGCAATAAGTCCGTAAAGCATAACGGCGCTAGAAAAGGTAGACTTGCCATTTTTACGGGGCACCTCTACATAAGCGCGAGTAAAGCGACGGCTGCCGTCCTCGTTTAAAAATCCAAAAAGGTTATAAACTATAAACGCCTGCCAAGGCTCTAGCGTAAAGTTACGGCCCGCGTAGTCACCAGTAGTATGCACTAACTGCTCTATAAAGTCTAGGGCGTGCTGTGCTAGTTGGTCATTAAAGCGCCAGCCGTTTGCGCGGTCCTGCTCATAACGAGCCACTGCGTTCTTAACATGAGCGCAGGCAGCAACTTCGCCGCTGTTTATTTTTGCTATATAGTCGTTTACAATTTGCACCGCCTAAAATATGCCAAGCACTCAAACGCTAGTTTTTCGTTTCGGTATGTAAACACCTGCCCAATGTCCTCGGCTTGCTGTCCTACCTTATTGCAGGGCACGCCGTTAATACAAACTACAAATTGCTGGCCCAATGGCTGCACTGTGTAAACTTGCTCTGCTTGCATTTTTACTGTGGTCGTCTCAAAGGCTTTAGTGCTTACGGCCTTTGTAATTACTTTTTTGCTCATGCTGTTTTTGGTTTTTTAAGTAGTTCTAATTTACTGACTGGCTTAGATGGTAAATTGATTTTACCCCGTGCGCTTGCAGTAATACCAAGCATTTGCCCAATGCGTAGCGCTTCGCTATGCGCTGACATTGCAGCTTTAAAACTTGGATTTATTATTTTTTCGCCGTAGCGGTTTGTAATTACTGGGCCGTCTTTAGCGACTTCTTTATAAAGGTCCATATACAAACCCATATTTTGACAATAGGCAGCCACGGCCTCCTTGTCAACTTTGCCAAAACACTGCATTCGCATAAGTTCAGGCGCTACCTTAAGCCAGATTTTTAAAGCCTCACCAGTAAAATACAAAGGCGCGTCTAAATCTTGTTCTGGTTCGGTTGTTGGTTCGTTTAAAAGGCGCGATTTTTCCAGCGTGCCCTTAGCTATTTTTAAAGCGGTGGGAATTTTCGGTCTTGCCATTGTTCAAAATTATATATTTATTTTTGTTTTATAACGCATTATTTTTTTATAAGCTAGTGCAGTATATGTTTAATTTTTTAAAGTGTCTTAAAACGCTTGTAAATGGCCTTAAAACTCAAAATAGCCTGTTTTGCGCGTGTGTGCTTCAAAA